CAGCCGGTGGGCTGGCAATTGCAGCTGCTGCATTCTGAACACCAGTCTTAGTCTTGGACTTAAGCTGCCATGCGAACATAGACAAAGCCTTTAGCATTCGGCTTCCGTCTTTTAGGAACTCGTTATAAGCGTGTGCCCATGGGATTGCTGGCAGTGCATCTGGAGTACCGAAAGTTCTACCAGCTCTGCGGTTAACGCGGCTGACAAACATTCTGGAGCGGGAGTCAACTGGGAACTGACCAATCTTAGATACGTACCTGCCGTTGGCTGGCTTGTAAGTGTCAGCTGGATACCAAACGTCAAGCTGCTGCTCCTTGATGTTCATGCCCACTAGCTCTTGTGAAAGCCTTGGCCAGCTACGCTTAACGTACCAAATCTCTTCTGGGTTGTCAGGGTTGGTAACAACTCCGCCAATCTGGCCAAATGGAATTCGCTGGAACTGCTTGGTAGCTATGTTGCCTAGCAAGAATAGCTGACCGTCGGTAAAGTGGGTACGCTCGTTGATGGCCTGTGCCTCTGGGGAGAACACCACATCTTGGTTAATAGCGTCGTCAACAATCCTCTGGAACCTTGGCTGCAATACTCCAAAGCTTAGGCCCTTGCCAAATACATAGCTAGTCCTAAGCGCAGCACCACGCTTCAGTAGCGGGTTGCCTTCTGAAATCTCACGAATCTTCTTAGATGCGTGCTTCAAGTCTGTCAGTGCAAAGCCATCTTCGAGGGTTGCAGGTGCAATCTCGTTCCAACCCTTGTCGTCAAATGCCAGGATGGCCTGAGCCATCTGACCGTATGACTCACGAAGCAAATCATTTTCAGATGCAATTGCGGCGAATTGTTCTGTAAGCTTGCTGAAATCCATATAAATTTTCCTTAAAAGTGCAGTAAAACTATTCTACCACGTCCAGGTAGAAAGAAACGGGTCTTGCTTTTCTAATGCCGTGTAGTCCATTCCAACTAAATCACCGGGCTTTTTGTCGCCATATGGGCTGTTGATTATCGAACTCAGGTCGGCACAGGCGTAGACCACAGCATCCAAGGAGTCCGGCGACTTAACTCCGCGGCTTCTCATGTCATCCTTGGACTCAATCAGGATTGCACCCTTGGGCGTGAACTTATAGCTAATCATCAATAGCTCTTCAAGTAGCACCTTGTCGTCAGGGTCTAGGTCTAGCTTGCCAGCTGAGAGTCCTTCTTTAAGTGCATCGTAATTTGCTGCCCTCGCATTATGCCAACGAGTTTTATCAGGGCTAGCAGCAGAACCCAGCATAGAGATAACAAGATACTTGCCATCAGCCATAGCGGCAACGAGGTCAACAACAGGACCACCAAGGCCAGCTGCGTCAATACGTACTTCACTAACTGCATTATCTATCGCCATCCTATGTATTCTGCTCGCGGTCTCAGTCGCGGTTGCCTTGGACCAGGTTTCTAATCTTCTTACTCTACCGCCGCGATTAATGTAAGCTACGCTATCGTCCTCACCGAATCGAGCAACGTCAACACCCAGCACAGCGGTAGCCTGCATGTCATCTGGAATGTCGGTGTCAATGCCAAGGTCGATGTTGGATTGTGAAAAGAATGTGTTGTCAGCTTCGTCTGGGAACTCAGCCAGAATCTTAGAGCGGTACCTAGCGGATTCCTCGCCCCAAGATACCTTCTGCTTCTCTACCCATGCCTCCTGGATTAGTAGCGGCAGTAGCTCTGGCGGTACCGTGTGCTTTTCGCTTGTAAAGTTCGGAGTGTCAAATGCACTAATTCTAATCTTGTGCCAAGTTGGGTCATCGCGGAATATCTTGTGAAACGGCGTCCCCCTGTTATCGGGGTTTCCAATTGCCAAAACCCTAGCGCCCTCGGTGTTGGTCACAGCTTCGGTAGCGGTGTACAAGTCCTCTGGAATACCACCTGCCTCATCCAGGATTACCATCACATACCTACGGTGGATTCCCTGGAACGCGGAAACGATGTCCTTATCCGCTGGCCTTCTACCAAAAGCAATTACCGTACCGTCGTCGAGCTTCCACTCCTGACCTTGGGTTATGTAACCTGGCAGCTGGTGCCCATGCTTCTCGGCTAGTTTAAAGTTGTCCTGAATCTCGCGGAACAAAACCCTGGCAATCTGTACATAAGTAGGTGCCGAACAAATCAGCGCCACATCGTATGGGTCGTGGGTTGCAATCCACCAAACCGCTAGCATTCCAGCTAGTCCACTCTTACCGGCACCGTTGCAAGACACCACTGCCGTGTGCGAATTCTCAACTACCGATGCAGCAATCTCTCGCTGCTTGGACCACATGTGCTTGCCGAGGACTTCCTCTGCCCACAGCGCTGGGTCCTTCAGGTATTCTTGCTTACGGCTGCGGCTGCGCAAATCCGCAATTACATTATCAAGGACGTTTTCTATCATTAGAATAGAACCCTTCACCCTTAAAGTTAATTACCGGTGCGCTTACCCCTTTGCGAAGTGGCTTGCCGCAGTGGCAGTACATCCGCGGTGCTTCCGACATCCCGTGGCTAATTTCCTTAGTGTGCCCGTTCTCGCATACGTAATCATACAGCGGCATTGCGCCTCTCAATCTCGCGGTTAATGTACCACGCAGCTTTCTTCAAATCCTCAATCGGGTTCCCCTTGTGGTCCGCCCGCATTATGTACTTGATAGCGTTGCCCAGGCAGAAGCCCATGTGCTCTGTAATCTCGATTGTCTCGACGCCACTTGGGTGGCTGGTGTAGTGGCTTGGATGGTTTACACTATCCATTCTCATCCTCCATCAATTCAAACTTTGCTCGCATTAATCCGTCTGCCACCAGTTCGTCTAGCTCGTGGCTTGGCACCTGCGGGTACCTCTCGGCCAGCTCCCCCTTGGCGAAGGTCAAAGCTGCGTCCATCGCCCTTAGCAATATCCTCTGCTGAAACTGCGTCAGCTTAATTAGGTTCTCATCTAGCACAGTTTGCTGGCTGTCAAGCCGCTTGCCGATTGTCTCTAGTGTGCGCAGCAATACTCTGGCTGCCTCTGGGTCCTGGCCGTCAATTGCCTGGGAGCGCAAGCTGTCCTTCAACTCGTGCAGCTCTGCCAACAGCAACTGCCTCTGCTCCATCTCGGTCCAGACGTCGCGGGTTGCCAACAAGTCCTTAACCTTAGACACAGCCTGGGCAGCCGGGATGCCGGTGAGCTTCTCAATCTCATCCCCTGACTTGCCACCTGCTGCAGCCCGCAGCAAGATGTCGTCGACTACGCTAATGGCCTTACTCATTAAAGTCCTTTAAGTGGTTTGCGGTCTGCCGCTTCCGACTCTGGCAATTCAATTGCGTGACCTAGAATCTTTTCTACTGCATCTACCTTTGCAAACAAAAAGCTTACCATTGAAAACAATTCCTGGATTGCTTCTTCTGTTTCTTCGTTAGTTATGTTTGCTTCAGGTCCTGGCTCTGGTGTATCTGCTAGTCCTCTTGACATTTAAAGTCCGTTTCTATAATTTTATAGCGAAAAATTTTTCACTTCTGGTTTTATCCAAAGTTTAAATTCTGGTTATTTCTTTTAATATCCTCTAAATCTTCTGGCGTTTCTACCAGTCTGATGATGTGAATACATGGGTCTTCGCCCTGCTCCCATGCCAAATCCTCAGCTTCCGTGTACGGAATGCCATCGTGAGTTGCACAGGAGGGCGGAGTTGCCCAGCCTTTTTCGATACCGTACTGTGCCCACTGTCCATAGTTCATTAGTCTAGCTCCTCAATTGTCTGGCGATAGGCGGTGATTGCCTCGTCTATTAGGTCCCATGCCTCGTAGTCTGGCCCCATCTCGAAGTAGACCTCCCAGCTGGAATGGCCTTCTTGGTCCGTGAATACGGCACGCCATACCTCGATGTCGTCTGACGGGTCAATGCCTGGGTCAACTATGTCTAGGCTCAGGGTGTACTGCCCGATGCCTGACATGGAAACAATAATTTCGCTCATAGAAAATATCTTAGCAGGTGTTCAGGCCAAATAACTCAAATGGCGAAAATCTTTGCGCGGTTGTGCCCCACACCACGGGCCCTACAAATGGCCAATAAAAAAGTTTCTTTTGTAACGCGAAATGTGCTTGACATGGGTTTGCCATGGGGTAGTCTTGTCCTATCAACCAAAGAGGTTGAGGGAGGAAACAAGGAAACATGAACTTGAACGCCGATAAATTGCTAGGCAATTTCGCTAACGAACTTGACTTTGGTTCGACACTAACCCTAGAGCAAAAGCTAGAGGCTATGACAATTTTGGCTAATGCAATCTACATAACCAAGCAGGAGGTGAACTAATGTTCAACTGTGAGGAATGCTACAAGCAAGCAAGCGAACAAGTAAAAGGGCTAAAGGGTGACATTGAAGAGAATGGCGCACTGGCTTACGAATTCCTACACTACGAATGGAACCATGGAAACAAGGAAAAGGCGGGCTACTAATGGAAGACTATACAACGATTGAAGAATTGCTAGCAGAACTCACCGCAAGCGGTGACTATCTGGCAGACTAGGCGGGTAGCCTTGGCGGGGGTTCAACTCCCCCGCTAGTCACGACACAACAACAAGAACAGGAGAGTGTCACAATGCAAGACAACTACAGGACAATAGCAACCAAGCTAGCTAACCGCGAAAGCTTTGAGGGCAACAGTCTCCGCGCTTATTGGGCGGGTTCAGATTACAGAGTTATGAGCTACTCAACCATGATTGCCGCTTACATGGCAGACACAGAAACCAAGTGGCTAAACGAAACTAAGTATAGCGTGACAACCTCACGACACCAGAACTTGATTCGCAAGGCATGGGGGGTGAACTAATGACCGGGCTAAAGTGGAGCGATATCCTAATCGCGGGTATCGTGTTCGGGGTTATAATCGCGCTAGCTTTCTAAGCTAAAGCCAGACTGGCAGACACCTAGGTTCAAGTCCTAGGCTGGCACTTGACAAACTAAACAAAGTGTGCTAGATTCTATCTAGTAGGGTTCACCGGACGGGCCCGATAAGCAACCGGAGAGAACCGGCACTACCCGAAACATGGGAGTTAGAAGTGGGTATCTAGTCTAGCACACTCCCGCCTATTTGTCAACCCCAATTAGATAACGATTTGGTAACGGGCAATTATAACGATTTGGTAACAGTGCTTGACTTGCGAGCGCCGATAGTGTAATGCGATTGTAGCAGGCGTTCTAACGGGCTAACAGAACTGGCTTGGTGTGATTGTATGCAAACGGTATCAAGTGCCGTTAGAAACGATTCTGAGGCTTGTGAGGGCTATCCCCTATCTGATGCACAATTGGCAGATTGCAAGGCCGTTATCAAACCGTTATCAAACGGGGTTGCGCTTGGGTTGTCACTTGTGCTAGCGTTTCACCTGTCACCGAACAACAGGAGATGAGATGACAGACTACAAAGCCCTGATAGCAGAGCTACAGAACGCCAGATTGGCAGAAGGTTCTTATAGCGTGAATCGCAAGCTAAGGGAACTAATCGTTTACCTAACTGCCCTACAGCAGACGGGCAACTATCTAATCGCAGAACAGGCTACAGAGAGGTACAGGGACTAATGAAACTACACCTAGACACCATCGAACTTTGGCAACTACTAACCCTAGTTCGCAACAGTAGAGACTATGGGCATGGTTCAGACCTAGCCATCAAGCTAGAGGAGCAGATAGCGGTAAATCTTAGGGGATAATTTTGTCAAGGGGGGCTAGACTAAAAACGCATAATTTCGCCTAGCCTCCCTCCCATTACTTTATGTTTTATTATTTTATAATAATACATAATGTTATTTACTAATAGACTCCTGAGATTCACAACTTTTGGGGTAATCTTACGGCGTGTCGCGCCTGATTCCTCACAGCTAACTCTCAGACTACACCGAATAGTGTTAGGTACCTACTTGACAGGTAAGCACCTAATAGATAGACTTATAACACTATTCCGAATTGTGTTAGATAACATTATTCATAATTCTTTTGTAGATATCCTACAAAACTATTGTAGATAACCTACAACTAAATATGTTACCAATTCGTTACCAAACGGACTTGACAAAGATTCAAAAGTGTGATAGCTTGATTACAAGTTCAAAGGAGGACTTGATGAGTAAATGGATAGTCACAGAGGCTTATGGAGATGCCGACAAGGTTGTCAAACTAATCCATGAAGCAATAGGCATAGCTAGCGTTACAGGTTCAAAAGGCACGACTTCTAGCGAGACAACGGTAGAGGGAATTATCAAGGCAACAGCAACGGTGGAGAGAGCAGAATGAAACTACAGGACGGCACTTACCTATATCAAAACGGACGCATGATTCCGATTCAGGTAGAGGACGGGTATTGGGTAGCAGAACGCGCCATAACCCCAAGCGAACTACAAAGCGGTATGATTGTAGGGGTATGGACAGACACAGCCACAGGTAAAGTCTGGCTAGACAAGACACGCCTAGTTCGCAACTTGACAAAGGCAACAATGTATGCAACACTTTATAACCAGATAGCAATTTGGGACAACGCACAACAGGAGGAGATTCGAATTGGCTAGACCAGATAGCAAGCGGACACTAGAGTCCAAACTAAAGGCGATACACCTACGCAACACTCGCAAGAATAAGTATGCAACAACCAAGTTCACAGGAGGCAAAATTGTTCTTGACAAAGTGCGCTAAGTGTGCTAGCGTTACCAAGCACAACATAGTTACAGACAGGTGCGACTTGTGCGACACCTATAACGGGAGGAACCGATAATGGCTAAGTTTGAGATTACTTACATGGTGGAGCTAGATGAGGCACCAAGCCTAGACATAAGGCTAGATGCTTACTATTGGCACTATGAGATTGTAAAGAATTCTGAGGTGCAACTGCCCGCTCATGTTAGTTGGGTTCAGAAGGTGCCTAAGATACAGGAGGTTGTCTAGTGCCATTCAAGAACTACACAGTAGTGTTCAGAAGGCCGATACCCGAAGGCAACAGCTACAAGGCACAGGGGTTCGCCTCACTAGCCACAACGCCAGGGATTGCGATTCAAGAGTGGCTAGAGAAGACCGACTATGAATTGGAGGACTTGGTTTCGATTCGTGAGGTATTCGCAACGCCAGAACACGACAAGTTTTATCCAAGCTAAACAAGCACCTGAGTAAGTGCCTAAACTGCTTTCCGAATTGGGGTAGCGACTAGACGGGTAAAACAATTTCGCTAGACCTGAGTAAGTCTGAAAACTGCTCACAGACTTGACAAAGGCACAGAGTTGTGCTAGGTTAGGACATAACGCCAGAGGAGGGCAACATGGAGAAGGTAACAGCAGAGGTCACAAGGACAGAGGCTAGGCAGATTGACACAGCGATTCGCTTGCTACGCGACAGGCACTATCGCAACTATGCAAACGCCAAGGACAGCACAAGCGAAACAGCGCAAGAGCAATACAGAATTTACCAAGAGCTAGATGAGTTGAGAAGGAGATTCCACTAATGGGTTCACTACAGGCACAGGAGATGGCAGAGCTAGCAGACCTTGAGACGGCACTCACATGGCACCTCAGAGCGAACCACTATCCGCCCGTCCCGTACGAGATGATAGCAGTGTGCAAAGATGCTATCGAGGCTTGCAACGAGTGGGACTACGAACGCCAGATTGAACTACCGCCACAGGTTACATGGAGGGGCTTGACAACCGCGCCAGCAAATGCTATAGTCGAAGGACACAGGCTAGAGGCTTGGCTAGATGAGGAGGAAATCTAATGGGTTACAACGGATACGCAAGTCAAGATGAGTTCCACAACGCGATGAGGGAGGCTTACACCAACCCTGAGAGCGACTATCAGAAGATGCTATACGCCAAGGCCATGGAGAGACATGACAAGGGGTTACCGGTTTCTTGGGACCACATAGTAGCACCTATGCCAGAAGGCGTGGTACACGCGGGTAGCTACGCACAGGTACATGGAGACATTCTAGGGGGGAGTGGAGACTAATGGCTTGGGTAGTAAAGAATTCAGGTTGGTATAGGAATGACAACACAGACCAAGTGTATGCAACCAAGAAGGAAGCAGAGAAGATATCCCGCGGACTAAACATGATGCGCGGAAGAACATGGGTAGAGGAGTTGGAGGACTAATGGCTAGGTATTATGTAGAGATTACAGTAACTTATGACGGACACATAGAGGCTGATTCTAGGGAAGA